TCATGTTTTTGTATGGCGCAGGGTGAAGCAAGTATTTGCGTTGGTCATATCCAATGTATTCCTTGATTGCGCCCGTCACATCAAACCATTGCATCTGCGTTGGGTCAAGGTTGGCAACAGACACCATCTTGACCATTTCTTTAATCAACGGTGTCATGACCGTCCCCTTAATGCGTCCAGCTTTGCTTTGATGTCTGCTGGCATAGGGATGGCTTTTTTATTTTCTTCATCCATCACCTTCAAGACATTGACCACTTCTTTCACCTCAGGTATCTCAGCACCGTCCCAACGCTGTTGGTTAAGGTAAACAAGTGGGGCAGGGATGAAAGCGCCGTTTTGCTTCAACCACATGTCGGTGGTCTTCATCCAATTAACGTGCTTGACGATCTGGGTGGTTTGAGCTTCAAACTCTTTGGCCACCCATTTTTGTTTGCAACTGATCCTTGCACCCTTGCGAGGTGATGAAGGCCAGGCATTCCAGAACTTCTCAAAGCCACTCTCAAACATGCTCTCTCCTTAGTTTTCTCTTAAAAATTTATTGACGATCTTCAGTGTTCAAATTTCATTTTCAAGCTTTTCTATTTCTTTTTTCAAAGACTCGTTTATGGACAACTGCTCTTCAAAATCCTTGATGTATTCATCTTTCTTTTTGTTTGGCTCTCTCGATCTCCACAAGATGTGAGAGACATATCCTCTATCAACTCCAACTTCATCAGCAATGTCGTTGGTTGTCCATGATGGGTTTTTTATTCTCAGTTCCCTGATTACCTTTGCTTTGTTCATTGCATCTCCTTTACTTTTCTCTTGACAATAGTTCTCCCAAGGGTGGATACAGGGGTATCCGACCCGCTCCAGACTAGATGATTAATCAACAAGCCCCAAGTGCGTATGACGAGTTTGTTCACTTTATCCACAAGCCTTGTTACCACCGTGTACTTGTGTCATTACCAGTCGCCAAACCAACGCTGGTCGCATTTTGCACAGGGGTGTACTGTGTGCGGTGTTTCTTGGGTTCAGTCCATGCAGACCATTTGCTATCCCGCCCTGAGGGATGCCGTATAAACAAAAAAAGCCGTTTACAACTGCATTCGGGTAGCACCCCCTGAGTATCCCCAGAGGCCAGAACGCATGTGTAAACGGCTTCATCTTGTTGCGTGCTACGACAACGGGGCAGATCATATCAAACTTTTTCGGGCTGCTCAACAAACCACTCAGGCTTCTTTTCTTTTAATTCGAAAAGACGCAGCTTGGGGATCTTGTTGGTCTTGCGCCACTTGTAGACCGCTGGGTAGGTTAAACCCAACAATTGGCCCACTTTGTAGAGCGTGGTTTTCTTTTCAAGCTCTTCTACGGTCATGATTCACTCCTTTGTTGTCGATGGGTTTAATGTAGCACAGCCCATATTACCTGAGTAAAACGTGTGTCTATTTCATACAACTGTTTGACAATAACTTTGGTATCTCCGACACTTCAATTGTCATTTTTGGCGTAACACAAAGGAGAGAGTAATGACGTATGAAACGAAGTTGATTTATCAACCAGAGGACGACACATCGATGGTCATCAGCAGGGCGACAGCCTTGTACCTAGACGATGCTGTGGCTCTTATGATGGATGACATGAAAGAGTTCTTTTATGGCAAAGACCCATCCACCTACATCAATGAACTGAGCGTGTCTGCGATGCGGGAGTCTGTCATTTCCACAACACCTGTGGAATATTGGATCAAAAAATTTGGATGGAGCTTCTGATGTTCAAAATCAACATTTTTTCAGGCCACACATACTACGAAACCGAATCCATGAAGGTGTCGGACAGTGGCAACACTTTCACAAGGATGGGCAATTCATGGGTAGGAAACAATGGCCAAGTAGTCGAACAGTTCGGAGATCAACTGCTCAACACACAGACGGGCGTGATGTCCTCTTGGGGCGATCCCTTCAAGGAAAGCAAATGAGCCCCCAGTACTACGATGTCAATGGGACAAAACGCTTTCCAAGAACACTCAAGGAAGCTTTTCCGCACGACATGGATCCCAACCCGTTTGGGTGCAAATCAGCATCTGAAAAAAATATTGACAACATTTTTTCATATCTGGCCATGTTCTTTGTTGGCTTTGTTTTTGGTATTGCATATGCCTCAAGATAAAGTCAACTTCAACATCAAAACAGGCCAGTACACCAGAGAGATCATGTACGAGGGTGTACACCTGATGTTGGCGTACAGCCGCAACACTGATGGTGAGTTTGAGTTGGACGGTGTGTTGACCCCCGATGGCCAAAACATTACCGACCTTGTTCGCATGAAAGCACTGGAATATTTTGAGAGTCTTCTATGAACAACCCACCAGCATTTCCAATATCAGGCTCACAGTATCAACACACAAAAGGCATGACATTGCGGGACTACTTTGCGGCAAAGGCTATGCAAGCAACAGTTGATGCTTGGATACAAAGATCAATCTATCCACCAACCGATGATGAAGTCGCTAAAAATGCTTATGTAATCGCAGACGCAATGCTGAAAGCAAGAGAAAACTGAAAGGAATTGAAATGAATAGCATGGAAAAGCGTGTCCAGTCGGGCACAGAGTTCTTGGTAGCGGCAATACTTTGGCCAATCATTGGGTTCTTCCCTATGCTGGAGGTATTCAAATGGGTCATCTAATTGGCTGGGGCTGCTTCATTGCATGGCTCACACACATCTTCTATTGCTTTGGAAACGCTGCTTGGGGTTTTCTCCTTGCTGGCGCAATCTTCTTCCCAATAGGAATCCTTCACGGCTTTTACATATGGTTCACCTGAGAGAAACATCATGAGAATGAACGAATACCAACAAGAGTTAATCAAACAACACAAACAATCCGAAGAGCTTTATTGCTGTTACTGCATGGAGCCAAAGTATGACAAGTGGCATTGCTGCTCAGAGAACCACTTCATGAAGTTCAGCGACTTTGATGAAGATGCACAAAAAGTATTTATTGCATTTGAATTGGAAGAGTATGAAAGCTGGGCGGCAAAACAAGGAGCATTGTCATGAATGACGTAAGCAAAGCAAATATGGAGGTTTACCGCAAGCTGTCAATTGCACGGGCAAAGCTTCGCACCCAAGTCCTCAAGAAATCTGGCCTGAACAAATTTGCTGGCTACCAGTACTTTGAGTTGGGCGACTTCTTGCACCCTACCCTGCAAATCTTTGACGAGATCGGCTTGGTGGGCATTGTGTCGTTCAACAAAGAAGAGGCAAGCCTGGACATCGTTGACGTTGACGGTGGCGGCATGATCACCATCACCAGCCCGTTTGGATCGGCGGCTTTGAAGGGTTGTCATGAAGTCCAGAACATCGGTGCGGTGGAGACTTACCAGCGCCGCTACCTGTGGGTCACTGCAATGGAGATCGTTGAACACGATGCCTTGGATGCCACCACAGGCCGCAAAGGAGATGCACCCATCATCACCCCAAAGGGTGGTATCGGGGATGATTTGCCAAACGACATCAAGGAATTTTTGATGGAGTTGGCAGAAAGCTGCACAGAGTTGGTTGCAAATGGCAAGGCAAGGGAAGCCTATGACTTGATCAAGAGCAATGCACTTGAAGCAGATCAAGAGGTGTGGCTGTCCAATCAAATGGACTCGTCCACAAGAAGCGCAATTAAAAAGGCGAAAACACTTTAAGAGAGAAACATGGAACAGAAAAAGTACGACAACACCAACCGAGGCACTTTGGCTCGGAATGAAAAAAAGGAAAGTGACACCCACGCTGACTACAACGGTCAGATCAACGTGGAAGGCACTGAATACTGGCTGAATGGCTGGATCAAAGATGGCAAGGAGGGCAAGAAGTTCATGTCCCTGTCCATCAAACCCAAAGCGCCAGCAGCCCGTCAAAGCTCAGAGCCCACCCGCAAAGGTGGCAAGACTGGCTTTGATGACTTCTCAGATGACGTACCGTTTTAAGGAATAGCATGGACAATTCACGCATTTACATTGTTGGCCACGGCCATGAAACCCGCCTTGTTCGGGCTGGCCACCGTGCCCAAGCCATGAACCATGTGGCCAAAGCATTGATCACCGTCAAAGTGGCAACACAAAACGATCTGGTCGAAGCGTTGCAAAAAGGCATCAGCGTTGAAAGCGCCGTTGACTCAGAGCAATTAACCTTGGTAGAATAACCATCAGAGGGAAAGCGGATGCTGGCATCATGTACGCAAGGCAATTGCACCAGTGCAGCGAGTACCTCTACCTTTTCAAGAGACTTTTCAGGAGAACATCATGAGCAAATTGGACGACATTCATTTCGGCGGCGCAGTCAAAAACTTCTTTGGCTTGCCAATATTCAATAGAGCAAGAAATTCAGACCCTCTAACGAGCCATCTTGCCGCAAATGAGACAAAAACCCCCGTTAAACACTTCCAGATCGTCCATCTAGCCCTTATTGAGCACGGGCCTATGGGTAAGGATGGGATCGCTCAAAAGACTGGCCTAGACCCCAATGCGGTGGCCCGTAGATTGCCAGAGCTTCAGAAGATGGGACTGGTCACCCTGACAGGCAAAAACGTCAAATCCAAAGCAGACAGATTGGAGCGGGAATGGAAAGCTTGCTGAACATCGTATTGCTGACCTTCCTCCTTGCTGGAGCATTGGTCATGCTGATTTGCATTGTCGGCTTGATTGCCGCTGGTATTGAATTTTTTAAGGATTGATCATGAGCGTTTACAGCACATTCTGCGAGGTTTTTTACTCTGATGAGCTTGAGCTTGATCTTGACATTTGGTACGACATCACCGACTACGATCCCAGCGTGGGCGTAGACTACGAATTTGAGTGGGAAGCCTTGGATGAAAACGGCAAAGACCACCATGACGATCTGACTGGTGATGAAGAATATGCCATCGAACGACTTATCCGCAAGCACATCAAAGAACACATCAACTCATACGACGACTTTTGAGGTCGTCAGGACGTTCTATGGCCGACACAGGGCCCGTGGGGAGGTAAGGGTGGCCGAAGGTACTGCCTACAGGTGCAAAGCCTGTCGGGCAGTCCTCCTGACCACTCTACAGCGTGATCACCACCGCTGTCAGGCAAACACCTCAAGTGCCCTTTGAGTACGGGCAACACGGTCATCCAAACCATGTGTGCCACCGTTGATCTTCTTGGTCACGGCCACAATGTCTGAGGCAATGTTGTTCAGCTTGTTCCTGTGCCAGAACCAGCCAGCAGACAGGGCTGCGTACATGGGGGTGCTGACCAGATCGGGCTCGGCTTCCAGATCAACACCCAGGGCCTCACCGCAAGCACGGTAGTTGTCTCGGCCAGTCAACTGAATAAGCCCCCTGCCCCGAAAATTAAACCCGTCCCCAGACTCTTCGTCACCGTTGCCCATGCGGCTGGAGTAAACCTTGTTGGCAATGGCCTCAGGGTTGCGGTGGTAGGGCTGGGCAGCTTCCAAGCTTGGGAAACGCTTTGGCCACACCTTGCACAGGCTCTCAGCCTTGTAATTCAAGTTTTCAACTAGAGCGGTGAAGCCAGCACTCTCATGGGCACACTGGCCAAGGAAAGAAGCCTGTTGTTCAGGGGTTTCAATGCCAAATGTTTCGAATGTAGTGTTTATCGCATCGATCCAATCATCGGCTTTGGAGGGTGGCATGCCCAGGGCGTTGGCCAGTTGTTCGGCGTTCATGGTTTTCCTTTCAGGGTTTGGTAGACGGTGTTGTAGGCATCGATACAGGCGTTGAGTTGCCTTGTGTTGGCATCTCCTTGGTCGGTGATGGCGACAAGAGATCGAGCAGTCGTTGGGTCAAGTTCGGCTCCTGTTTGAACGCTATCTCGGGCGGGAGCGGGGGTATCGTCGGTGGCTGATACGGGGCAGACGGGGGTTTTGACAGGAATCCGCAGCTTGAGAGCGCCAGTGTCAATAGCAAGATTACGCTTTTGTAATAAAACTTTGGCTTCATTGTTGGCCTTTACGAGTTGGGTTGCTTGGGTGGTGACGGCGGTGACCAAGGCTTGCTCTTTTTGTCGGGCCTCAGTGTTCAGTTTGGCAATAACCAGTTGTTGCTCGTTTTGCTCGTTCTTGACCCCCTTGTAGTAGCCAGTCCCAAAGGAAGCGGCCAAAGCCAAAAGGAAGCCAAGCCAGATGGCAGGGTTGAACAAACTCATTCTTTGGCTCCCTTGAAGGGTGGGTCGTCATCGTCGTCAACGGTCTTTGCCTTGGGTGGGCTGGGCTGCTTGTTCACCCAGTTTGGGGCTGGTGGTCGGCCAGTCCATGTGCTGGTGGGCTTGGGTGGTGGGTCGTTGTCGGTGGCTTCCGCAGAGGCCACAGCCTTGGCCACAGCCTTCACGCCAGAGCGGCCAGCAACACCACCCAAGACACCAGACACAAACACCATGATGGTGGAGATCTGCTGGGTATAAACCTTGTCGATGGGGGCCAGGCCCGACATGGGCTGAGTCACAAATGAAACTGAGTACAAGAACATGGCCATTGATCCTAAAAGGATCAGGACCAAGGAAACAATGACAAAAGCCCACACACGGGCTTCGATTTCTTCAGCAGTCATGCGGTTTGATTTGGCCATCACTTTTTCTCCTGTTCTAGTTTAATAAGCATCTCAGGGCACGTTCCAGTCGCTGTGCAAATGGGGGGCTTGCATTCGACATTCTCCCAATTCTTTGGGTCTTGACACGGATAACGGAAACGGTCTTCGCACCCCGTAAAAAAGAAGATTATCAATAAAAGTATCAGGCTTTTTTTCACGTTCTTTCCTTTCGATCTGGCGCTCAAGACGCTCTAGCTTTCTCAACATTTTCTCGGCATCTTTTTGGGTTTGCAAGATGTCTAGGTACAACATGCCGCCCAACGGGAGTAGCAGGGCCACCAACACCACGGCGCAGATCCACCCAAGCATCCCCATCACATCGATTCCTTCCTCTGCAAGAACAGGAGTAGGAGCCACAGGTATCCGATAAGGATCAGGGTTAGGACGCTGATTCCCGCCTTTAACCTTGTTTGCGCCTCCCTTTGTCTGCGTAGCCATCTTCTTTGCTTTTCCCTTGATTCTTGCGCCAGCCTTGCCGCCTCTTGTTCGGCTCCAACAATCTCACGCATGTCCATGACCTTGCTGTACAGGGCCCCAAGCTCTGCTGGGGCGTTCCAGGTCATCGCCTCTCTTATTGTCACCACCAATTGTTCCATTTGATCTTGGGCCCTTACACGCTTAATAGCGGCTTCAAAGTGGTTTTGTGTGGGATCGTAGACGGTGCGAGACTTCTCCTCTTCCTCCCTTATGTGCTGGGCAAGCTGCTCTTGGATGTGGAAGAATTTAATGAGGTTGTCGACCACCTCGTTGAGGACTTGGTCTTCATCGACGCTGACAAAATCTTTCTTTTTCGCCACAGGCTTTGGCGTGGAAGCTGTGGGCTTTCCAACAAAGAACTGGATGATCTTTGCAATAAACCCATGGACCTCTTTACCAATAGCAACGGTTTCATCAACAGTGTTTTTAATCTCGATGAACTGAGTTTTTGCATCACGGTAAAGCTGGCAACCCTCTTGGATGTTTTTGACCAGTCCCGCTGCTAACAGGCATAGACTGATCGGATCAATTTTTAACCCCTGTTGAACAAACTATGGGAGAAAAATCCAACCAATGAACTGATGCCAGACACAACGGCCATGCCCATCCAGATGCCGCCCTTACCTTTGTTGACCAAAGCAATCAGTTCTTCAATCGACTTCTCCATCTTGTCGATCTTCTTTTCAAGGTTGTCTACCTTGGCAGTCAGTACGCCGTAGGCGATAGGATCGATTTCGCCCATGATTACCTCGCTGTAATTTCTGGAGGCATTGAGCGGCGGCGAGCCAGTTCAGCGCCTTCGTTCTCATTCAACCCGCCGCTAAAAGTGCCAGCAGTAAACGCAGTGCCCAAGCCTGGTATCATGCCAAGCAAGTTGAAGATGGTTTCACGCAAAGGCGCATCATTACCCGCTTTTGATTTTTGTGCGGCATTGGCCAGCTCAGCGGCTGTTAATGCAAGTCCGGCAACACCACTAACTTTGGCCACCTTACCTAGCTTGCCATAAGGCTCTGGAGGCTTGATGCCACGGCTCTTGGCCTCTTCAAAAGGAATGACGGGGCCAAACATATCCTTCGGATATTTTTCTTGGTACTTCTTGTAAATCTCTTGTGCTGTCTTGTAGTCTTTGGCTGGCTTGCCTTCGTTGAATTCAGCAAGGATAGCCCGTCTACGGTCAGGGCCAGCAGTGTTATACAGCCAGTTGTCACCAGGACCAAGGTCAGCACGGAAGGTTGTTGGCTCCAATGTGCTGGCGGCTGGCCGACCTGTCTTTTTCGGTGATTCTTTAGAAACCAAATCTGGTGGAACAGCAGCTTCAGTAGCTGCAACCACTGGCACTTCAACCACAGGCGTAACTGGTGTTGTGGCAGGGGCAGAAGAAGTCAGGGTTGGCTCTGGCATAGACGGCGTAGGAGGTGCTACACCCATTGGGACTTGACCAGTAGGAGATGGAACAACACCAGCACTCATTGCCGGGGAGCTAGGAATTACGTTTGTGGCATTTGCTGGGGCAATATTTGCCTTGTATGAACCACCTAACAAACGAGCCTCTTGTATGTCTTTAATTGGCACTTGATAGTGCTTCTCTACTTCCGACAATGGAAAGCCATACTCAGCTTCAAACTGCTGTGCAAGGGATGCTGCCTTGGATGTTGCAGGTGTTGCAGGTGTTGTAGTAGCAAATGTTGGTTCTTTTGGACCTTGTTGGTTGACATCCATCTTTGGTTCGATGCGAGTTTTTTCACCAATCATGCGATCTCTGATGCCGGATCTTTTACCAAGCAAATACGAGCCAGTCGCAACCGCAGCGCCACCAGCACCACCAAGAGCAACTTTTTCACCAAAGCTCATACCATCTTGCTCTTCACGGGCTGTCTTCATTTCTTGCAAGCCAGCTTGTACATCAGCAGGAGATGGCTCAGAAATGGCGGCAGACTCAGGTCGCTCTACTTTTGTAGGCGCACCACGCTCGTATTCATCAGCGTACTTTTTGGCTTCCTCATAAGAGAATTCGCCAGATGACACTAAGTCATCAATGTACTTTGCTCGACTGTATTGGTCTGCCATTTGTGCCTCACTTAACGGGGATTGTTCTTTGCCGCTCTATCAAGAGCACGTTGTCGCTTTTCAGCCTGTTGAGCAGCATTGATGTCTTTTCTGCCTTGTGCTACAGGACTTGAAGGCGCTGGAACGGCTTTGTCCATACTTTTGAACTCTGCTTCACCAACAGTGCCAAAGCCAGGGCCACCACCAGCGGGTGCGCCTTCTTTGTATGGGCGGCTCAATATGCGTACAGACTCATCACGGAATTGACGCTGCAATGTTTTGTATGCATCAGTGCGTGTAAATGCGGCTTCCAACTCATTTGGTTTAGGAACATAAGATGGATTGATTTGCTCGTTGCGTCTAATTTCATTATCACGCCACATCTGGAATTCTTTAATTGCCTTGGCATTGAATTCACCCTGCAAAGCTTGGACGATTGGTCTAGCAGCTTGGTCAGTGATGTTGGCGGCAGATGGCATACGCAAAAAGCTTGGTGTGCCAACATTTTTGGTTAACTCAGCGTTGTCACGTTCAATCTGTTGGTCAATACTCAAAGCACTTTGCAACAACTTGAATTGGTCGTTGGTTAATTTCTTGACAATTTTTGACTCAGCAAGGTTGGCTTGTGTTTGCTGATACGCAATGTCAAGTTGTTTGCCAATGTTGAAGTTCTTCATGACGTTTTTCAATTCATTGGCGTTGTACTTTTTGCCACTTGAATCAGTAACGGTATTGTCTGCATTCAACTTCAAGCCAGGAATATTAGACTGATCGCCAGCACTTGCTATAGCACCGCCTAAAGCTTGACGTTCTTGAGCTGTCAAATCTGTAGCATTGCCTTTGCTGAACTGATCAAAGGCATTCATTCCATCTTGCAAGCTTCGTGCATAGCTGAGTGTTGCCCCGCTTGCGCTGGCAATCTCTGCTCTCTCTTCTTTTGTCAAACCAGAATCAAACAGGGCAGTCCATGCTTCACGCTTGGCAACATATGCAAACTCATCCGCAGCCAATCTCTGCTCCCATGCACTATTGCGCTGAACAGATTTTTGGTTTTCTACAATGTTTGATTCAAGCTCTTGCTTGGCTTTTATACCGCCAAGTGTCTCGTTGTATTGAGACAGACTACCGCCATGCTTGGTCAGGTACTCATCAAATGGCATGGCATTGCCTTTTGAGTCATACACAGCCAAAGGCTCGCCAAGTTCATTGACTTTCTTAACAAGAGCTTCACCAGTCTTGGTGCTGTACTCAATTTTTGTAGACACTGCGCCACCCATGATCTGTTTCATGGCTGTAGCTTTGTCGCCAGCAGCAAAGTACATCAACGCATCGCCCCAACGTGGGTTGTCAGCAATGGTCGTGTAGCCATACTTCTTGGCTTCTTTTGGGTCATTCAAAAGTTGAAATTTGTTGGCTAATGCAATATTGCCTTCTGGTGTTCCAACCTTGATGCCTTTAGTTACATCATTAAATTGAGTGACGTTTTTAGTGATTGTCTTAGCAGCCTCAATTGCGGCTGGAGCAGTCTCAGGAGAATCTTTTGCAAGATTGACCAGTGCTTGTGGATCTCTAGCAGTTACCGCTTGATTAAAACGATCTTCAGGTGTTGGGGTCAGTGTTTTTTCAACAACAATAGGCTGGGCTGCGGCAGGAACAAAAGGCTGCCCAGGCACATTGACAGGCTGCACGGCTCTGGAAGCCATGTCAGGTGGTGGTGCTAAAGGTGTGAGTGTTTCGGCCATTGTGTGTCCAATCAAACAAAGAATGCGGCCAGCTTGCTGATCACATCAAGTGGGTTAATTCCACCACCACCTTGTTTGTTGCCGTACTGAGGCAAATTTATGTTTCCTGGGGGTGGCGCTGGCATCGATGCCATTTGCAATGGGCTGGTATCCATGGCAGATGGAGATGCAGTAAATGTGTTTGGGCTAGTGAAAGTAGTTGAACTCTCCAGGCCAAATTCTTTGTTCAACTCATCGCTCAAACTTGGTATTGCATTTGTAGAGGGCGTAAAACCTTGCACTGTAGGTGGAACCATTGCATCCGCATTTTGTGGTTGACTTGGTGCTGGTGGAATTACAGGTTGCCCAGTTACGGTAGGTTCAGATGGGTTGAAGAAATTTTTTATTCCTGAGTCGGCAATGCCTTTGACTATTAAACCAGTCTTCAATCCCTTCAAAGCTTCACGCAAAGGATTGTCCCCAGTCATGAACTGCTTTTCAAAATTCATTGAGCCAAGGCCCACTCCGTCAAATGAAGATGCCATGATTGCTCCTTAGAAGCCGAAGCCTTTGGATTGGCCTTTTTGTGTTGTACCTTGAGTACCAGTAAACACAGGCGTGGTGTTGGATTGAGGAATGCCGTACACCACAGACGCATACTTGTTGTAGATGTCTTGGGGTGCGCCAGCCAAGCCCACACGGGCGGCAGCAGCTTGTTGTGCGGCAGTCAAGCCTTGTTGGCCAGCGGCAGTCAGTTGTTGAGCAGCAGCGGCACGGTTGGCTTCAACACCAGCAGAAGCGGCAGCAGCGGCAGTAGCCTGACGTTGAGCGCCAAGTTGGGCCAAGTTTTTGTCAGCCAATGCCATTCTGGCGCTACCCAAGCCACCAGCACCACCGTACATAGCGTTTTGAGTTCCTAATTGCTCACGGATGTCTTCCCGCCCTCTTTGCAAAGAAGCTTCTACTTGTTGTTCTTTGTACTGGGGGTCAAACAGGGCTTTGAGGCCCTGCAAGCCTGTTTGGTATGCAGCGCCACCTTGAGCCTCTTGCATGGCCCCTGTGCGGCCAGCAACGTCCATTGCACGGGTAGCAGCACCGCTAACCGTTGGAACCACTTGGCCATACACATCTTTTGCGCCACCAACAGTGCTTGTATAAGCGGGAAGAGCTACATCTTTAAGAAAGTCAGTTTGTGTTCTGAGCAATTCTTTCTGCTCTTCCATTGGCTGAACTGTGGTTTGTTGCGTACCTGATGATTTGCCGCCGCCCATAATTAAGCTCCTTTACCCTTGCCAGCAGGGGTTTGTGTTGATTGGTTAGTTATTTGGCCAACCGTATTGGTATACGGATTTGTGTTGGCCTCACTGCCTGTTGGGGCAACAAAGGTTGGATTGACGGGCGCAAGGCCAGTATTTCCGTTTGTATTTGGTTGGCCCAAGCCAGGTTGGCCAGACAAGCCAGACAGAGAGATGGTTTTTCTTTCTGAACTGGCCGACTCTCCAGCACCCTTACCTGCGGGTTGAGAAGATTGAGGTGACTGAACTTGTGCTGTCTGAGCGCCCATGATTTTCCTTATCGGAAGAATTTACCAACCATCCAGCAGACCACTGAATATCGTGTCCCTTCTTCAACGTCCTCTACACCATGTACAAGGAAACTTGGGAACACCAGAATCGTGCCTTTTCTTTGCGGGGGATAGTACTTTTCATGCCCGTTCTGGATGTAGAACTTGCCGCCCTTGAAATCGTCGTTCAAGAAGGCCAATACTGTGAGTTTACGACAATCATCGCCGTGTGCCAAGAAAGTATCTGTATGGGCCATGTATCGGCCACCAGCAGGGTAAATCAAGAATTCAGCTTGATTAGCGTGGGTAATGTCAAACTTCCAATTATGAAAATTTGCAGCCAGTCCAGCAGCAGCCAGTCGCCCACCAATATCCTTGTAGGTAGGTAACATAACCCTTTCTACGTTACGGATTGTTTTGTTTACTGCTCCAGCGCCCGTGCCGATAACGGGAGGTTCTTTTGGTACAGCAGACTGGCTGTATAACTTGATTAAGGAGTCGCAAGCTTCTTTGGTTAGGATGTCGGTGTAGACAGCCTGTTGCATATCTTTTTGGGGTAAGTTCAAGCCTGTGCGCTTGTCGAACTTCCATTCTTTGTGAGGGCCGTCAGCATCCACATAGTGCAGAAAAACTTGTGCTTGCCAATCGCCTTTGAACTTTTTGCGCCAATGGTGCTTTTCCATGCCACGGTACAGGACGGCATCGCCAACAGCCATTTCAATTTTGCTGGCATTTGCGCCGCCTTCGTCGCCCATATAAATTGGCCAGACTTTGCCTTCAGAGCCAAGGGTTATGGTTGCGCTTATCTCGCATGATTCACGGTCAGTGTGGATTTCAAGTTTCTCCCCAAGCTTATACAAACGGGCATAGCTGTAGGTCGGGTGAAGTCGTTTGCCAGAAGCTTTTTCAAAATGAGGCAAGAGGTCAACAAGAAGCTTGTCAAATGCCATTGCTCCATGAACAGCTTCAGACTTTGGACATTGAGTGTCCTTAATAGTTGCTTGCTGATCAACCAACCGTTTCAGTTCAGCAGTCAATTCTTTGCAATTCTCAATATCAAGGAATTCCTTGAGGTGTACATACTTTTCAACAGTGAACTGAGAAAGTTGGTTGCACATATCAATAAAACTCCTCAATAATTACAACGCCTGACCCGCCAGCACCACCCGCCGTATTTGCTGGCCCAGGGGCTCTTCTGTAACTACCACCGCCTCCAGCCCCAAAGCTACCTGCGCCACCAGAAATGCTTTGAGGGGCGCTGGTTCCAGTAGCACCAGTACCACCACCTCCCAATATAGATGAACCGCCGTTACCGCCAGATGCGGGGTATGCCGTTCCACTTGGCTGTCCAAAAGCATCAGCAAAACCTATACCTCCAGCTTGACCATTTACGTTTAAGGCCCCGCCTGAACCTGTGCCACCTGCACCACCGCCAGCCACAAAACCCAACGTACCTGATGAAACAATTCCCGTAATACCAGGAGAGCCACCAGTTGCCGAAACAACGCCGATTGGGCCAGATCCAAATGATGAAGTACCACCAACACCACCTACCGTGTAGGGTTGAGGGCCAGGCAAAGAAGCGGCTGGATAAAATCTAACTGCTGCGCCACCTGCACCACCACCACCGCCAACGGCAGCAAATGAATTGTCAGAAGTTGCGCCACCACCATTACCGCCACCACCTACAACAGTAACTTTGATTGATTTAACTGTTGCTGGCTTAGTCCAAGTGCTGGAAGCTACTCCAACCGTCATTCCGTTTACGTTTGTTCCACCTGCGGTTGTTTGTACAGTGCCATCATTAAAAGTAACTGATGTTGGTGACATTGAGGTTGACATGATTTTTCCTTATTAAACAGAGGTTATTACGCCTGTTGAGCTAATTGTCACAATGGTTACTCCAGCATATTGAATAAGCAAACTAGCGCCAGATTGTGAAATTGTGAAATTGGCTGTTGCTAACGATGCGGCAGATCCAGAAGCATTGCCAGTGATGCTGATTGGCCATGTTCCAGTTGCACCAGTACCATTGGGAGCAGGTACATCTGTGCCAATTGCCAAACCAAGACTTGTTCTTGCCGCCGATGCAGTAGATGCATTTGTGCCGCCTTTAGAAATAGGGACGGGTGAATTTAATTGTGTAGGCGGTACACCGCCCGAAGTATCAAGACTATTGGCAAAGTTTGCCAAATTCATTGCTTGGGTCATTTTGTACCTTTCAGCGTTTCAACTTCTAATTTTAGGCGGTCAAGTTCTTTTTGCATGTCATCAAACAACTCTCTCATGCTTGGTTTGTATTCCAATTGAAAAGGCATATCCATACCAAGAACACCAGCGCCACTCAATGAAGATGCAGAAGCTTCTCCAGATTTCTTGAAAGAAATAAATTGTGATGGCTGGCCGCTAAACGACAAGCCACCAATCAGCGTGTATGAAAAAATTTGGTCGCTTGTTCCAGACATTGTGTAGTCAGTTCCAGGCTTCAACAAAGCGCCATTCAACCAAATCAAATGAGAGTTTCTGTAAAACTGAGTTGGAAAAACTACATTGTTGTTTGCAAATGTTGTCTGTGTGTAGTTCTCTGAGAAGATCAACACGCCAGCATTGTTAAACGAAAACACCACAATGTTTAATCTGCCGCCAACTGAAGGTGTGATTAACTCATATCCTTGGTTCGTTCCAATGTAGTCGTAGTCGCTATCAACAACCAATACGCCATTCAACAATAAGACTTCAGCGCCATCAATGTTTGTGCTTGGTATCAATGTTTGACCAAATGACAAATCTTGTTGCTGAATAACAAAGGGAACTTTGTCTGCTGACGTTGTCGCATCAATCAACCTGATGTAATACATCTGAATAATATCGCCAGCAGCACACCCGCTTGCAAGAGTTACGGTTGTTGATGTTCTTGTGAAATCTGTTCCAGGCTGCAAAAAGCAACCATTGCGGAAAACCAAAATTTGATTTGGTTGTGAGTTGGAAAAAGTAAATGCTGTCTGGCCAGAAGTGGCGGTTGTTTGCAACGTGCTATACAAGACTGCATCAAGAGCAGCGGCCTGAACAATACGTCCAAACTCGTCAACTTCAACCGTTGCTGTTGATCCAGGGTCAAATGAATAACCGCCAGTATTCTTGCCTTGTCCATATGGGTCAAGGTTCAAGTTGACAATGCCGTTTGCTCCAAGATTGGAATAACCAATCCGACCAGAAGTTGGACTTGTAATGTTGGTTACCAACAGTCCAGATCTGCTGTAAACATCAATTGCAGGGTTTGTTGTAACTGTTTGAGCAGTTTGATTTAGCCAACCAGAAACATCAGGGGCATCGTTGGCCAACACAAATTGTGCAGTGCTGCCGCCAGTCGTTCTCACCCACAAATTTAATCCAGTGAGAAAAGTTCCACCAGCAGAAAACCAAAAGTAATTTGCTGGGTTGTCGTCAATAGCAATAATGTCAGATGCTTGAAGACCAAAGTAAGTTTTTCCAGTTGGATCTGAAGAGATTCCAGCACCAAACTCATCATCGCCATATCTGACCAAAAAATACCTAAATGGCGATTCAACAATCAATGGTGATGTTGAAATAATTCCAAGCTGGTTCATTGCCCCAAGTGTTGGAATATCCAAATTGATCGTTGACCCATAAACGTATGGGATGTAACCAATTGGCTTGTTTTCAGCAGGTACAAATGAAATGTTGCGGCCACCAAAAGACCTGTAAAACAACTGGTTAGTTGTTCCAAAATCAAACGGTGACCATTCATAGACTGTTGGGTCTGTCGAAATGGTGTTGTCTGTTGATGTGGCCAAGCCATAAAACAGCTTGTTTGTTGGGATGTTGCTCAATCCTGTGCCAGCACTATCGTCAGCAAACTTGACGTTCATCCATTGGTCGAAAGGTTTGAATGGGTTATCCAGATCGATGGAGCGAAGTGGGACAAGCCGCCAGTTTTGATTCAAGTCAGGCGCTTCTTGTGAAGCAGCAAATGTGGCATGTCGACCACCAGCAGTGACCACCCACAGCGTTTTGGTTGCGCCAAAGCCACCAGTTACTTCAAACCATGTGTATTGGGCTGGGTTGGTGCTTTCAGTTACTGTGTCGGTGTTGTACAAACCAAAGTACAAGCGACCATATGGGTTGTCACTGAAGTTCAAACCAGCAGGGTTATCTGCATACTTCACATCCAAGTACCGATACTGGTATTGGATCAGCGTACCTACTGTGTTTGAAATGAAGCCTGTAGAAGGGTTGTTGTTGACAGGATATTGACCTGGCGGTGTCCCAGCGCCAAGGTTGGCCAAGATGTAATTAACCGCCTCGGCAATTTCCGAGATCGTTGGATTTCCATCAAGGGCGAATGGCATTAGAACGCATCCTCAACAACAGTGGCTTGCCAGTTCATGGCGGTCAGATTCCATGTGTCGGTGGCATCATTTGATTCCACCTTGATCGACACCGTGCGAACAGAGTTCTGCTGGGTTGTCACCCAAGGATTGTCCGTCACAACGTCCACAATGCCTGTTTGGCCATAAACGGGGTTTTGAGCCGTGGAATTAGACCCGCCAATGGTAATGTCGACGCTACCAGTGCCAGCAATCTCAGGCAGCACCCTGTGGATGTATGTCTTGCAAGAATAGGGCACTGGGCCTTTCTCTGTTTGCAAAACCACATTGTTGCGCTCAAACAACGTAGAAATTGGGTCACCATTGAACGAGTTGCCTTGGCCAGTCTGGTTCAGGGTTGCACCTGCCACGCCGCCACGGCCATAAGTCACACACCGTGAGGCATACATGAACGCGGCTTCGTCAATGTTGTAGACGGGAGATTCGCAGGCATTGCAAGCGCCATCTACATCTTTAGGAGCATTCCAGACGTTTAAGTCATAGCGCCAAGACAACATCTTGTTGCACCAGCCCGTGCTGTTCAGGTCGGGATAGTAGATTTCGATCTGGTACTTCTTGGTGTTGTTGACCACAAACAAGCGATCCTGATAAGTGGGACTGAGGTTTTCAAAAAAGTAGTTTCTGACCTTTTGGTTGCCCAAAGACTGGAATTGAGATCCGTCAAACACCCAGATGTCTCGGCTGTCAACACCATAGACGTTTTGGTCGGTATTGGCCCAGCAGTTGTTGTTCAGCAAACCACGGCCTTGGTTAAACAGGCGCACCCCAAAAATGGGAGCGATGCTGCTTTGGTAGGCGATAGGGCTAAACACTACGGTGTCCCAATAGGAGCAGACGTAGAAGTTGCCACCCAGTGCAAAGCCGTCAATCAAAGGCCCACGGACGGGCACTTCTTGCTCGTTGGCAATGTTGTTTAGGGTTGGCTCCCAAGTGGCTGGAACGCCTGTTTGAGCAAATGCTTGCGACCATCTGACGGTGGTTGGGTAGTTGACTGTAATGCTGGTGTCCAAGTCTTGGGTCAGGTTGCCAGCAATCATGATGTTGCCCACGCTGGGCGAGGCATAACTCCGCATGAAACCAGCACGGGTTGCCAATACATTTGCGCCGTAGTTCCACACATAGTTGTCTGGCGCAGTGCCGTAAATTTGCATTTCCGTGTCGGTGGGACGGTAATACATTGGTGGCCGCAGGGTGTCATTGATGAAAAACACGCCGCCAACCCATGAAGCTGTGATGTTTAGGTCGTCGTTGTACCCAGACAGGGCGACAGAAGGGTTGGCCCCATACCCTGGGGTAATGTTGATCACGCCAATCGGGGTGATTTGATACCAGCGGCCCTCACGGGTGGCAGCAACAAAGACCCAGTTGGCTTCGGTGCGGAAGTTGCCATCAATAAAAATTGTGTTGCCTGGGATGGCATCCAAAATGAATTGTTCGCCATTAATCTTCTTCATCCCACGCACATCGGCCTCTACGTTCAGGCCGCTGTTGTACTCATTTGGGCCAAGAGCGTTGCTGGGAACATCGGGCGTGAAGCTCATGTTCGTAAAAGGTGTGCGAAGGCGGCTGTAATCAGACATGCTGTTCCTCGGTCATCTGCTCCAGATTCCTAATCAACCGAGAGTCAGACGGATTGAATTCCAGAGCTTGCTTGCAGTATTCAACTGCCTTGTCTTTCATGCCCAAATGCCAAGCGGCAATGGATGCCAAATCATAAGGCTTTTCCGTCCAAACGGAAGGATCCATTGTGTAGACCGCCGCCTTGTTTGTGATGGCCAAAGCCGACATCGAGGCCGCATAACACTCGGCCCACATGTTGTATCGGTAACAGAACATGGCCAACTCGACCCAAGGCTCACGGGTGTCTGGGGCCTCCGCACAGGCCAGACGCAGCCATTTGAGCGCCGCCCAGTCTTGTTTCAGTTCGGCATGGGATTGGCCAAGAAGCCGCATGGCGTAGCACCGCTCGTTTTGCCAAGTGGCTTGGGGCATTTCCAAGTACTTGTTCAGGGAGGTAATGGCCTCTCCCCAGCGGCGGTTAAACGTCAGTTCACGGGAGTAGTAGAAGGCATTGCGTGGGCAAAGAGGATCTTCTTTGACGGCCACATCAAGCAAGTCCATGTACTGACCCCGAGATTTGGTGGGGTCTGGGTGATGGCTGACCAAAAGCATATCTGTGTGCGCCCAAACCTCTTTAGTTCGGGGATCAGGCTTTGGATACTCATGACAAGGATGATGCCAAAAATAACCATGACGATGATGGATTTTTTCGTAGTAGAAGGCAATTCCACAACCCCAATCAAACTTGTAACGCAAGCGGGTTGTGTCTTCTGTCCAAACACGCTCGATCTCTTCACGCCAGCCAGGCTCCATGACCTCGTCAAGATCCAAAGAGATGCAGACATCTACGTCATCAGGAAGCAGGGCAAGAACCGCCTCACGGGCTTTGTCAAAGCGCCAAGGCTTAATTCGGATGTCGGCAACTGCCGCACCACATTCCCTGGCCAACTCAACCGTGTTGTCGGTTGACCCTGTGTCGCCAATTAAGATGACATCAGCGTCTTTTGCGGATTCACAAAAGCGTTTGACAAAATTTTCTTCATTTTTGCTGATGGCGTAAATGGCAATTTTCATGTTCAATTCTATTCAGTTGGTGTAATTAAAAATGCGTTTGGGATTTGGGTTGAAATCCAAGTGGTATCGCCATGCTCATTTGAAATTTCTTGGCAGATTGTAATTTGCGGAGCGTTTGCCAGAACTTGATTGGCTATATCAGCCATTGCTGCTTTTGCGGCAGAGAGTGTTTCGCAATAAGTGTGAAGACCAGTAATCGGATTGAAAACTTGATATTGACCCATAGTAATGACCTTTCCAACAAAACGAACATATGCTTCTGTTTTTTTGGCATTGAAATACCAATTCAAATCAGCAAGATGACCATGACTTCTTAAGACATTAGCCACATGGCTTTCTGGCTTGTCCCACAGGTCGTTGTTTTCAAAAAAAGAATACAAGCCAACCGCACCAAGCATTTGACTGGTACTGTCGCCGTTACTGTCTGTGCTACTCAAATTGCTGTCAACATAGCAAGAACCAATTGTAGATAGCAATTCTTTTGTAATAACTACCTCACTCATGAAACACCTCCATAAACTCTTGTCGTGTTTCCACTTACCCAAGTAACAGTTCTGCCATTAAGTGCAACGGCTCTACCACCAGCACCGCCGCCCACATTTGCCGATCCTCCAGCAGCGCCCCAGCCACCGCCGCCGCCGCCGCCAAATTCCACGTTGATACTTGTATTACCGCCAACGGCATTTGCAGCGCCTCCGTTACCACCTCTGCAATAACTTCCAACCGCTCCAGTACCACCAGAACCTGGAAAAATCCAACCACCACCACCGCCAGTTGTAGCTTCGCTGGCTGGAGTTTTTCCTCCAGTTGTGTAGTAGCCGCCGCCACCGCCACCTGCGCCGCCACCACCTGCGGCAGAAACATTTGCCGTGCTGCTTCCATTATTTCCAGCAGCGCCAGGAGTGACTGAGCCGCCAGAACCATTGCCGTTATGGCCACCGCCAGCACCACCACCAGAAGCACCGCCTGTAACAGAGCCAGCTTGGGCGCTAGAGCCATTGCCACCGCCGCCACCGCCGCCACCGATATATGCGGAGCCGTTTGTATTGTTTATGGTGGTATTGAATCCAAGAGATACGGCAATTCCACCAGCAGAGCCAACAGCCCCAACACCCACTCCTCCATTACCTCCTCTGCCAGCTATAAAGCCATTGTTTACCAAGGTAACAGTGTCGCCAGTAGTGCCGCCAGTCAAAGTAAGTGCAGGTGTTCCAGTAGATGTAGAGCGAATCCAAACTCCAGAATTTACTGTAATGGTTACATCTGTTCTTCCAGCTACATAACCACCTATGGCTGCAACATTTAGAGAAGCATTTGTAGTGTTTGAGGCATATGTGGCAGAAACAGCAACACGGTTTGATTTGCCGTAGAAGTTGGACATTGAGATTGTCCCACTTGGTACGCCAGCCAATGTCCTGTAGGAGGTTTGGCCAAGTGATGCAGTTGTTGTTCCAGCAACGCCAAGCTCTACGTTAATTTGGTTAAACGATATTGGGCCTGATGCTGGTAATGTCATTTGTCTTCCAAAGATTTCAAATGAGATTCAAGAGTCGTAACTTTTCCAGACAACTCTTTGATTGCCTCAATCAACAATGGCACAAGCTTTTCATATTGCACCGTCAAGTAATTTTTGCCTGACTTGCTTTTGCCTTGGTCAAGAGGATCTCTGTCAAAAGGCGCAAATTTAACTGCGTGTGGCTCTACTGCTTGAACATCTTGAGCAATAACGCCAACATCGTTTTCTGTAGGATAGAAATCCCATTTATTGCATTCCTCCAAATCCCAGTCATACGTCACGCCAGCAATGCGGTTAACTTTGCTCAATGCGTTTGGAATTGGAAGCACATTCTTTTTGAGTCGGCCATCGGAAGAATAGGCTGTTACGTTACCTGTGTTGATCTGGTTGCCAGAGGCATCCCAATAAACACGCCATGTAGAGTTGCCGTAATAAAAACCCGAGGCAGAAGTGCTCATCATTAACGTGCCAGTCACGTCAGAAAATGAGATGCCAGCGTAGCCGCCTGTTACACCAGTTACACCTATTGATCCGTATGAACCATAGTTAATTGCGTTGCCTACGATACGTTGCCATGTTGTTGCGCTTAACGCTGCCGCAGTTGTTGCAGTAGATGCATTACCGCTCAATGCCGCAGTAATTGTTCCCGCACTGAAGTTGCCAGATCCATCACGTTGAACAAGTGCAGATGCAGTGTTTGCAGATGCAGCAACAAGAGAAGTGTTCCAAGCAGTACCAGTTGATACCGCTACGCCAGCGCCAGGGTATACGGTTGGGCCAGCAACACCTTGAATACCCTGAATACCTTGAGGCCCTGTTGGCCCAGCAACAGTTGAAGCTGCTCCAGTAGGCCCAGTAGGCCCAGCAACGGTTGATGCAGCGCCAGTATCACCTGTTGGGCCTGTAGGGCCAATCGCACCAGTTTGGCCTGTAGGCCCCGTTGGGCCAACTGCACCAGTGTCACCCTGAATGCCTTGTACACCTTGAGGGCCTGTCGGGCCTTCAATACCTTGGATACCTTGTGCGCCAGTCGGGCCTGTGGGGCCAGTCGGGCCTTGCACAGTGGAGTCTGCACCAGTTGGGCCAGTGGCTCCCATTGGGCCTGTTGGGCCAGTGATACCCACCGATTGCAACACAACAATCAATCGATGATTATTTGCAAATCCAGTTGTGCCTGTACCGCTTGATGCATCCAATGAAACAGTGTAAGTAACTGATGTATTTGGAACAATAGTTGGGTTTGCTGTCAACGTCCATTTTTGGTAATTGTTGGAGTTGCTCTCATCTTGCAAAATTACATGGTCGCCAGTTTTAAGAAACCCCAAAAACAAATCAACGTCAATTCCGTTTTTAGTTAAATGGCTAAAAACCAATTGCGTTGCTGAAATTTGTGTGGCGTTATTCCAATATACGTAACCGTTGTTTGGCGTTCCAGAAGTTTGAGTTGCGTCTGCTTCATAGTCATAAAAAGAAGATGACCCGCCATCTGCTCCCGTGGCTCCAGTAGGGCCAGTCGGGCCAATTGAGCCTGTCGGGCCAATGTCGCCAGTCGAACCAGTTGGGCCAACAATACCTTGTGAGCCTGTGGGGCCAACAATGCCCTGTTCGCCTTGAACACCTTGTACGCCTTGTGGCCCAGTTGGGCCTGGAACAAAAGAATCAGCGCCAGTAGGCCCAGTAGGCCCTGTGGGGCCCTGAACCGTCGAGTCAGCACCTGTGGGGCCAGTGGGGCCTGTAACGCCTTGGATGCCCTGTGAGCCAGTTGGGCCTTGAATACCCTGAACGCCTTGAATACCCTGAATACCCTGTGGGCCAGTGGGCCCTTGGATACCTTGGATACCCTGAATGCCTTGTGCCCCTGTCGGACCTGTCGGGCCAGTCACCCCTTGGATGCCCTGAGCGCCTGTTGGCCCAGTGGGACCAGTGACACCCTGAATACCTTGAGCGCCAGTTGGGCCTGTGGGACCAGTTGCGCCAGTTGCACCTGTAGGACCAGTTGGCCCCATAGGGCCTGTAGGACCTGTTGGACCTGTTACGCCAAAGCGAACAGTGTTTCCGTACAGACCGCCTGTTTCAGCTCCTGGTGAGGCAACAAGTGCGTTGTTGGCTGAATTCCCATAAAGACCGCTTGTGGCCATTTTTTACCTCACTTAAAGCTGTAGCGATAGTCACGGGGCTGGAACTCAGAGGTGAGATGTCGATCACCACCGCTCCACTTATCCTTGAAGTTTTGGTCTTCAATCTTGCCGTAGGCATCGTTGAATCGGCCATCCCATTTCTGGGCTTCCTCATTGTTTTTGTTTTTGTCGTAGTACGCCCACAATGTGCCGTACATGTAGCCTTCAGGAAATGAAGCCAATGCGGCATTGTTTTGCACAACAGGCATTGAAAGGTCTTCCGTTGGGCCAAACAAAAATGGAAAGGTGCGGATGTAGTACGCCTTCATGATCGTGCCTTGACCAGGGTTGGGCGTAAAAATGTAGTTGGGGCCAACTTCACTGAAAGACGCACGGATCACACGGGGTACGCCAAACGGACGGACGTACAACTGGTCAATCATGCGGCGGCGAATGATCTCTCGGTCACCCACACGGTCATAGATGATCCAAGGGCCAAAACCTTGAGCTTCTTCAGGGGTGTTGGGGGCTGGTGACTCTTGAAAAAACAAGATTGGCCAGTTCATGTCGGCAGGGATCTGGGCCATGCCCTGCTCGTCGGTAACCAAGACGCTGGGGTCAACCAAGTCGTATGGATTGCTACGCAGACCAGGCAACTCTATGACCCGCATCTTCAATTCGGCAAGCTGAATGCTGGCTTGGATCTCCAAAGCCGACTGGGTGGGCATCTTCATGATGGTCACGCCAGGGTAAGCAAGATCTTCCCAGTTGCCTTCAGGGTCGCTGACGGTGATTGCCGTGGCCGACACAGCCAAGACGTAGGTGAAGTTGTTGATGCCGTTGGCAATGAAGTCGCCAACATACACCAGAGGGCGGGGATCAGCCGATGTGGTGATCTCGCCAGTTTCGGCATCGAATGATGTTGCCGTGATGCTTAACGCTGAAGGAATCGCCCCTACCCACTGTGCTACTCGGCTCACCAGAGCGTTCGCAGATTGAATAAATAGGGACATAGACTACCTCACTTGGTCGCAATTGCTGGATTGTA